CGCAGCGATGCCTATGCTGGTGATGCGTCGGGGGCCTCAAGGTATTGAGCACGCGCCAGAAAACAATGCGCAAATACTGCTAAGTAACCCAGCAGAATACTGCACAGCGTACGAATTCTTTGAAAGTCTTATAGCTCAGGCGTGTATGTACGGTTGCGGCTACGCGGAAATCGTGCGAGAGCAAGGTCAGCCAGTAGAGCTGAAGCTACTTAACTACCACGAGGTACGGCCTGTCGACGAAACTTACAGCGCATACAAGCTCCCTAACGGGCGCATCTTGCGTGATATGCAGATGCTTGTCATCTGTAACCTGGATCGCATGAGTCCTATTCGCTTGCACGCTCAAAACATCGGATTGGCTAAAGCTGCCGAGGAGTACGGCATGCAATACTTTGCTAATGGCGGGCAGATGACTGGCGTCCTTAGCTCCGAGCAACCGCTAAAGAACGAGCAGATAGAAACCATTCAGCAAAGCTGGAACCAAAGCAGCAACAACGCAGGCACTAAACTCCTGCCTTTTGGCTTTCGCTACAACCGCATCGGCATTCCGCCTGAAGAAGCGCAGTTCATCCAAACTCGGAAGTTTCAAGCAGAGGAGATATGCCGCATTTTCAGCGTGCCACCCGCGCTCATCCAGCTCGAAAGCCAAACGACGTACAACAACGTCGAGCAGCAGAACCTTATGTTCAGGCAGCACACGCTTTTGCCCTGGGTAAAGCGCATCGAGCAGGAGCTAGACCGCAAGCTTATCGTTGGCGTAGACGTGCGCGACCACTATATCCGCTTGGATATGGACTCTATGTATCGCGCTGACAACAACACGCGAGCGCAGTATTATAAGGAAGCTATATCTAGCGGCTGGATGAGCATCAACGAGGTGCGCAAGCGCGAAGACATGAACCCCGTAGAGGGTGGCGATACGCACACAGTACAAGTAAACCAGATCGCGCTCGACCGCTTACAAGCGTACAGCGACAAAATCAGCCAAGATGGAGGAACAGAACAATGAAATAATGAAGCGCACAGCTGAACTGCGCGCAGGCAAGAAGCCAATGACGCTAGAGGGCTACGCAGCTCTCTACGATGAAGAGACAGTTGTAGGCGGCCAGCGCGAGCGCATTGAGCGCGGAGCGTTTGAAGGCCGCTTAGACGATGACGTCAGGCTGTTATTCAACCACGACAACAATATGCCGTTTGCTCGCACGACTAACGGAACGCTAAAGCTCTCGCTGGACGACAACGGGCTATACTACAAAGCCGATGTCATCGACACGCAAGCGGGTCGCGACCTGTATGCAATGGTTAAGCGTGGCGATGTGTCACAAAGCTCTTTTGCATTCAATATCAGCGAACGCCGCTTCGAGGAAGGCGTTATGGTTATTGAGAAAGTAGGGCAACTTTATGACGTTTCTCCCGTAACTTACCCAGCATATGAAGCTACTAGCGTAGTGGCTCGCAAGAAAGAAGAAAACAAAACTGTAGAGACTATGCGTAAATACACGCTTGAAGATCTCCAGGCATTGCGCAAGCAAAAGAGCGAAGAGCACCAGAGCTTCGTAGCTAAGCTTGAAGAATCCACTGAAGAGATCAGCGACAACGATATGATCGTAGCTCGCAACATGGTAGACGAGCTGGCTAAGCTCGATAAGAAAATTGAGCTGAAGCGCCAAGAAGCTGACGCTGCTGCACGCCTTGCGCGCGTTAGCAACGTAAGCAGCCAGAGCGAGCAGCGCGAGGTTAACAAAGTGAACAGTAAGTTCAGCTTGCAGCGCGCTATTACCAGCATTGCTGAAGGCCGCCACCTTACTGGCGCAGAGCTTGAGTGGGCTCAGGAGTACAGCCGTGAAGCTGCCCTCGCTGGAATCAGCTCTAACGGCAACATTGGCATCCCTGGCGTTGCGCTTCGTGCTGGTGCCGCTGATGACTTCCAAGCGGGTGCTGGCGACGGTTCCGGCTTTGTAGCTACTGAGGTAGGCAACGCTATTGAGGCGCTGCGCGCTCCTGCTATGATTCAGCAGGTAGGCACTACCGTTATTAATAACGCCACAGGTAACCTCCAGTTTCCGCGCGTAAGCAATAAGGCTATTGCTACAGCTGAAGGCGAGGTTGATAATTCTGCTGCTTCAACTATGGAGATGGATTCAGTCACGCTGTCTCCAACACGCGTAGCCAACAAGACGACCTATAGCAAGCTCTTGCTTATCCAAGGCGGTCCAGATGTCGATGCTGTCATCGCTCGCGACTTGATTGGCGGTGTAAATACGTTGATTGATACTACAGCCTTTGCTACTGTCAACGCTGCGCTTACTGCTACCAGCACAACGGAGCTGACTGCGGCTAATGCTGCCGACGCTATCTTCTCTTTGGAGTCTGCTGTAGCTGACGCGGGGACAGATATGAGCAACTTGGCTCTTGTAGCTAGTACCGACGACGCTCACAAGTTCTTGCGTCAGGCGCCAGCTGTTGCCAGCATCACCACACTGCTGGGTGAGTATCGCTACTTTGCTACTCCACACATCAAGGAGGCCGGCAAAGAGGTCGCTATCTTGGGCAACTGGGGGCAAGCTTGCATGATCGCTTTCTTTGGCGGTATCGACTTGCTTGTCGACCCATACAGCGCGGCCGGCACTGGTCAGATTAACCTTCACGTCAACCGCTTCTATAGCTTCGGTATGCGCCAAGCTGCTGCGTTGGCACTGCACGAAGCTACTGCTACCTGATAGCTTCGCAGACAACACCAAGAAAGCCCGGCCTAACAGCTGGGCTTTCTTATTTTTATAGCATGCAAGTCTCTATAGGCGCTTTGCAAACCGACGTGAGCTCTACGTCGTTAGCCGAGCAGATTATTTCAACAGCTGAATTAAAGAAGCATCTGCGTGTAACTCATGCACTTGAGGATACTTTGATAGAGGCTGCACGCCTCTCAGCTATCGCTTACGTGGAAAACTACGCTAACGTGTTGTTAGGCTCGTATTCTGCTACCGGATACCTTCGGCATTGGCGCTACGCTACGTTCCCAGTGGGGCCGCTCTCAGCGGTGGGTGATGTTAAGTATGACAACCAAAGCGGAACAGAGCAGACACTCAGCTCTAGCAAGGTGCACTACGACATTCAGCGGGAGCCAGGGCAGATATACTTTAGCGATGTGCCTAGCTTAGAGCAGTACGAGCTTACGCCCATCCGCATAGAGTTTACAGCTGGCTACGCTCCGGCAGACATTCCCGCTCCTATCATTAGCGCGATCAAGCTTATCGTTGGCCATCTCTACGATATGCGCACCGATGAAGTTAGCGGCAGTATAACTACGCGCGTGAAGCTTGGCACGGATGCTTTGCTTAACGGCTACCGCATTCTGCATCAGCCATGAAGAACGCAGGCTTGAGAGATAGAAGCATCACGCTTCGGCAGGTGACGCTTGCGCAGGACGACTACGGGCAACCGACAGCTGCCAGCTCGACAGACACGAGCATGTGGGCGCAAGTTGTTTATGCTGGCAGCGCAAGCGAAAGCATGAAGGCTTATCAGATTTATCCGCAGCGCGACTTGGCTTTTATCGTTCGGCACCCTAACCCCAGCGACGATGCTGGCGGGCTGTCCATCGCTCAAGACGACACGATCATATTCGAGTCGCGCGAGTACGACATCCTGGGCTTCGAAGAGATTGGACGCCGCGACGGGCTGCGCATCTTCTGCAAAGAGAAGGGAACAGATGGGCGCTGAGGTTGACGGCATGAAAGAGCTGATGCAAAAGCTCGACCGCCTGGGCGACTTCCCGAAGGAGATGCGCACCGAACTGCGTGAAGCTAATCGGCGCATTGGGCGCAACGCTGCCAAGGCTATTAAGAACAGCGCGCTACCAAAGGGAGGCACTGAGTTTGTAGTCTACAAGAAGCGCAACAAAGGGCGCGACAGGTCACCAGGCGAGATAGATAAGGTCATTCCTAAAGGCACCTTGCGGCGAAGCATAAAGATGTGGAACGCAAAGCGAAGTAAAGTCAATGTGCTAGTTGGCGCCAAGCGTGGCGGCAGTGTTCGCTTTGATGGCTACTTCGCGCCCTGGGTAGAGGGCGGCAACGTTGGCGGGCGCGGTCGTAGTAAAGGCTCTAAGTTCTTCGATAAGATTCAGCCAGCTTTAGGCAAGATGCGGCCACGCATGCAGAAGATGCAGTTTAACATGTATCGCAAGATTTACGACCGCTGGATAAAGAAGCTCTAAAAAAAGAAACGCCCCGCAGCAATGCTGTCGAAGGCGCTTCCCGTTGATACCCAATCAAAGATAAGCAATAATGGAAACAGGCAAAGCGATTTACTACCTGCTAAAAGACAGCGATGCTGTAGGCGCTATCTGTGCTGACCGCATCTATCCAGAGATAGCACAGCAAGACGTGGACCCGCCCTTCGTTGCTTACACTGTAACCGACACCACGCCCAGCGGAACGAAGTCAGGCAGTAGCGACCTAGACACTGCGCGCGTAGAAATCTACATGATCAGTGACGACTACGCTGAATGCATGAACCTGGGCACAGCTGTGCGCGGTGCGCTTGACCGCGTCGGCGGTAACGTTGGTCCCGTTGGTGGCGAGGTAGCTGTACAGTCTATTGACTTTGATAGCTCAGACATTGAGTTCGATACCGATCAGCGCGTGTATGTCTTGGAGCATGTCTACAACATCCGCGTTCAGCGCAGCGGCCAAGCTGTCAGCTACTCGCCTATACCGCGCAACACGATAACAGTCGAGGAGTTTGACGGCGACCCAACTGGCGCAGTTAATAAGCTCGTATTCACCAACGGCACTGTAACTCTAGCCGGCAACACTGCGCGCATAACCAGTGGCGGGTCGCTAACCATTGAAGAAGCTGACGGCACCCCCAGCGCCACAGCCAACACGCTGGTATTCCCTAATGGCACAGTAAGCGTTAGCGGCAGCACCGCTACGCTCGACCTGTCGCTCGATACGCTCGACACTACCGGCATCTTGGAACAGATAGCTGAGCAGTTAGCCGACGGCTTCGGCGTCACCTCTAGCGACTTCCCGAACGGGCTCATCGGCGACTTTAATCAAGACGGCTACGTCGGCTCAAATGACTTGCTTTTGTTCTTAGCGTACTTCGGCGAGTCGCTCGATAGCGATGCAAGCGAGCTAAGCGCGCGCCTGTCTGCCGCTTTTAGCGCTGGCAGCGACGCGCCTCTCGACCTAGTGCGTACCATCAACAGCGAGACAGCTGACCGCGAGGGCGATGTGAACTTGACTACAAGCGAGATACCCGAAGGCACCAACCTCTACTACACTGACGCGCGCGTAGATCTGCGCATCAACGCCGCGCTTATCAGTGACCTCAGCGACACGCCCAACGGCATCGGCACTGCCGGCCAGGTGCTTGTAGTGAACAGCGACCGCACCGGCTACGAGTTCGCTAATCAACCCACGATACCCGATCACAGCATCTACGTGCAGTCGGTCAACTCTGAGACGCCCGATCAGGATGGCGACGTCATCATAACCACAAGCGAAGTAAGCGAAGGCACGAACCTATACTTTACTAACGCGCGCTGGGATACGCGCTACGCTACCAAGACGCACTACCACGACCGCTACAGCACCGAGGCCGAGAGCGAGCGCAGCGGCGCCACGGCTACGCTTGAGATTTACTACACCGCGCGACCTGACGGCGACGGGTATGCTGAGAGCGAGGTGAGCGACGTCGGCGAGACCGACACCATCAACCGAACGCTGTACTACAGCGACAAGTTCCAAGCCGACCCAGACACCGCGGGCGACTGGACAGAGTACACCACACAGCCAGCTAATAACGCCACGTTCGCCACAGCTAAAGCGGCGCTTCTTGCCGGCCTCAACGAAACCGACGCCACAGCTGAGACGCGCGGCACGTTGCCGCTGTCGCTCAAGATGGTGCGCACGGTAAGTACGGCGGCAGGTGATTTGCTTTTGGACACCTACACCGGCGCGGCGGCGGCGTACTCTGTGCGCAAGCTGGATAAGGACTACACAGGCTACTGTATGAAGGTGCGGCGGGCAAGCGACGACGCCGAGGCTGATATTGGCTTCGACTCGAATGGCGATTTGGATACGGCAGCCATAGCGACCCATTGCGGTGCATCAGCAGGTTACGTAAGCGTCTGGTATGATATGAGTGGCAACAGCAACAACGCCACGCAAAGCACGTCCAGCAGCCAACCGCAGATATACAACGGCACTGCGGTCATTACTGAGAACGGTAAGCCGGCTTTGTCTTGGAATACCTCAGCTGCCTTGCAGCGTTTAACGATTGGTGCCCTATCGTTAAGTACAAAAACGGTTGCCGCTACTTGGACACCACGCACTGTCGCGCTTAACTCACACGTCTTATCCTCTTACGCCGGTACAGGTGGTTTAGGTAGCGAAATTCTTGCACGTTACACTGGTTCAGCCTATCAATACTTTGACGGTGCAGTGCTAACATCTACGACAATTGCCGACGCGCAAAACCTCACATTCTTATATCGCAACGCTGCAGAAATTGGTTTAGGCATAGATGGAGGTACATTAAGTACAACCAGCAGCCCAAACAGCAACGCCAATAGCAACTCACTCCATATTGGCGATGAAGGTGGCACGACATCAGACCCGTGCAGCTCGCATCAAGAATTAATAATTTGGAGTGTGGACCAATCCACCAACCGCACCGGCATCGAGTCTGACATCAACACCTACTTCAGCATCTACTAATGGCTACCGTCTACCTCCCAGTCACCGCGCGCCTGAACCTCACCAGCGAGCAACGCGCCAAAGGCATCAGCCGCGAGCTGTACAACCTGAAGCTACCCAAGCACCTCCACGAACCTGGGCGCACAACTACGATGCTGCTGGCTACCATCCAGCACCCAGACACTGGGCAGTGGGCTTGCGTGGGTGACACTGAACTATCGATAGCTGTACACCCAGAGCGCGACCTTAATGCGCTTGTCGCTCTGTTCCCTCAGCTGACTACTGAGGAGCGCAGCGCTATGACGTACTACATAGCTACAAGCGAGGTAGTTTTGTTCCAATACCTCATGCCCAGCGATAGCGAAGTGCTGACACAAGAACAGGCTGAAGCTGCGGGTTGGTTCGGTGATTCTCTGTAAATTAGAGCATGGAATTTATTGCAGCTAACTGGGCGGAGTTGTTGCTTGCGCTGATGGCTTTTGCCAAGGTGATTATCAACCTAACGCCCAGCATTAACGATGACCGCGTATTCGCTTACGTTGACCTGCTGTTTAACGCCATCATTGCGAACAACACTAAGAACCCTGAATAATGGCAATTTTTAATGGCACCGCTTACATCCTGGCGATTGGCGGCACCACCCTCCCAGATCAAACCGAAGGCAGCATCAGCTTGTCGATGGAGACGCGCGACACGAGCACGAAAGGCTCCGGCGGTTTCCGCAGTATCGCTGAAGGCATGCGCTCCGGCAGCATTAGCGTTAGCGGCCTCGTAGCTGATGACAGCGACGCAGTCAGCACGCTCATGACTAGCTTTTCCGGCCGCTCAATTGTAGCTGTAGTGTTCGGCGTCGACGGCACCAGCACAGGCGAAGACGACCACAACTTTAGCGCCAACGGTTACGTCACCAGCATCGAAGCCAGCGCAAGCGTAGAGGACAACGTCACCTACAGCGCTACGATCGAGCTGACCGGCACCATCACCTTTGACGGAACCGACGAGGCTTGAAGATTACACTTAGCGGCAAGGAGTTCACGCTCCGTTGCGATATGCGCGCCCTGGCTAACGCCAAGCGCGAGGCAGGAGTCGACATCAATAAGCTCGACGACGACATCGTCAGCATTGGGAGCTTTGTGTACTACATGGCGCAGTCCGGCGCTAAGTATGCAGGCATCCCATTCAAGGTTGAGCTTGATGACTTTCTCGGCCTCATTGACATGAGCGACATGCCTGCGCTTACCACTGCCCTCACCGAGCTGCTCGGCGGCGGCGAGGAAAAAAAAAGCTAAGGGCAAAGCGCTGACTGTTGAAGACTGTATCAAGGTAGGGCTGGGGCACATGCGTCTCAGCCCTTCTTGCTTTTACGACATGACGCTCTCAGAGTTTATGCTAGCAGCTGAGGGCTTCTACGATCTACAGCAATACGAACAGCGCGAGCATTGGGAGCGCACCAGGTGGCTGGCTGCCATTGTGCTACAGCCACACGCTAAGAAGGGAACCCGCATAAAGCCGACGGATATAGCTAAATTTCCGTGGGAGAAAAAGCAGAAGAGCAAAGGCGATAATAAGCTGATGCTGGAAACATTAAAGAGCTGGGCCAATGCCTAAACTATCAGAATTAAAGGTCGTCATTGGCTTCAGCAAGGAGGGCCTGCGCAAGCTCAACAAAGACCTGCGCACTACAAAGGCCAAGTTCCGGCAGAACTTCGGCGAAATATCTAACAGCATCCAGTCGCTAGGTCGCAACCTAACGATGGGCTTGACGGCACCGCTCGGCATCATGGCCGCGCAAAGCGTCAAGGCTTTTGACGATCAGCAGAAAGCTATAGCGCAAGTTGAAGCGGGCTTAGCGTCCACCGCTAACCAGGTCGGCTATACATCTGAGCAGCTTCAGAAGATGGCTGCGGACTTGCAGACCAAGACGCTGTTCGGAGACGAAGAGATATTAAAGGATGCTACAGCTCAGCTGCTGACGTTTACCAACATCAGCGGCGAGCAGTTCAGCCGCGTGCAAAGCGTGGCGCTAGACTTGGCTACGCGTCTAGACGGCGACCTAAAGAGCGCAAGCATCCAGCTCGGCAAGGCGCTCAACGATCCCGTCGCTAACCTCACCGCGCTTTCGCGTGCCGGCATCCAGTTTAGCGCTGATCAGAAAGAAGTCATCAAGTCGCTGGCGGAAAGCGGACAGCTTGCCGAAGCGCAGACGCTGATACTTGCCGAGCTAGAGAAGCAGTATGGCGGTAGCGCCGAAGCTGCTGCGCAAGCGGGCATGGGGCCGTTTAAGCAGTTGCAAAACTCTATCGGCGACGTAACTGAAGAGTTCGGTAGGCTGATAAACGATATGCTGAAGCCCCTAGTGCCTAAGATTCAGGCGCTGGTTGCTGGCTTCACAAACTTGAGCGACAGGCAGAAGCAGGTAGCCCTAACCATTGCGGCTCTCGCTGCCAGCGCTGGGCCCATCATGCTCCTAGTCAGCGGGCTTATTAAAGCTCGCGCGGCTATGCTCGCGCTTAATGTTGTCATGGCTGCCAATCCTATCGGCGCGGTGGTTGCTGGCGCTACGCTGCTCATCACTGCGATGGGTGCGCTTAAAGCCAGCATCAAGACTACGCGCGAGGAGACGGAGAGCTTCATAGTCCGCACAAAGGAGCTCGACAAAGAGCAGGCTATCCTAGCTCTGAACACTAAGCGCCGCGCCCTGGAGACAGAGCTGGCGCAGATCAAGCAAGCCAAAGCAGCGGAAGAAGCTGCTGCCCGCGTCGGCTCCCTCGGCGACAAGTTTGATAAGCAGATAGCCACCGGCAACGTAAGCCGTTACGGTGATCAGATAGAAGACATCAGCGCCAGCATCATGGACCTTAAGAAGGCCACTGCTGAAGCGCAGTTCGGCGCCGGGGCTGTTGTAGGCTTGGGCGCTTTGCCTACGCCTACGCCTGAAGAGGTTCAGTCCACCGAGCAGTTGGCCAAGACGCTGGAGGTTGACATGCTCCCAGCTATGGAGAAAGTCAACGCGCTCCACCGCGATGTAGCTGAAGACATCCTCGCCCACGTTGGTCGCAACCACCAGCTGAAGACGGGCATGATGGAACTGAGCGAGGCGGCGCATACTGTGCACAATGCTTTTGCTGTAGCTATCAAGGATGGCTTGCCTGGCTTCTTTGAGTCAGCTTTCTCAGCTATCCAAGAAGGCACCAAGAGCTTCGGCGACTTTATGATGCAGACGCTCGGCCGCTTACTAAAAAAAGCTCTTGCGCTTGCGGCTACGTTCGCAGTGCTGGCCGCTCTCACTGGTGGCGCTACTGGCGTCGCTGAGCTGACTGGCGGTAAAGCTGGCTTCGGAGCTTTCATGAAGTCAGGCTTCGGTATCCCGCAGATGGCTGAGGGCGGACTATTCTCCGGCGCTTCGCTGGCAATGGTTGGCGAGGGGCCAGGCACTAGCAGCATCAACCCTGAGGTTGTAGCCCCACTCGATAAGCTCCAGCAAATGATAGGCGGCGGAGCTGTCACAGTAACGGGCCGCTTAGATGGCCGCGACATATTGATAAGCAGCGAGCGCGCAGGCTTTGACCGCAACCGCGTAAGAGGATTCTGATGGCAGGCGAAAGACTATACAGCGAGTTCACTGATCACTACGGCGACGACTGGCGCGTCAGCATCTATGACACTAACGCAAGCTGGAACGCTGCCAACGCTGAGAGCTTTCGGCTCGGCGGCGAGGGCTTCATCCTCAGCTACAGCGGCGCCAACGAACAGCAGTTCCAGCCTATCGTTCCCAGCTCGCTAGAGTTTACGCTGTACGAAGAGAACGCTGACCACACGCAAACGCTGGACTTGCTTTACAGCTTCCCAGAAGGTCGCTTATTAGTTGAAGTGTACAGCGACCCCGATGGCGACAATGAGCTATACTGGCGCGGCGTCATCCTTGCCGAGCAAGTTGAGCGCGCTGACGAAGACTTCCCTACGGCTGTACGCTTGACAGCTTCCGACGACCTAGGCAACCTTAAAGACGTTGACTTCAGCTTGAGCTTGAGCGATGTAGGCACCAGCGGCCTGCAAGTAGTAAAGCAGCTGGTGCGTTGCCTCGGCGGGTTGCGTACATACTCGCGCTGGGCGGATGGCGAGCCCATCATACGTTACATCAACGACACGGAGCTGTACAGCACAGAAGATGACACTGACCCGCTGGGCGACATCATAGCGCAAACGCCTGTGAAGGTGCTTGACGATGGCACCACAGAAGCTTACAGCTGTTACGAAATCCTCAGCAGCCTGGCCACATGCTTCAACGCTCGCGTGTTCCTAGCTGAAGGCGTCTTCTACTTCTGGCCGCTCAACGTACACAAGCGCGTGAGCGATAACGAAGGCATTCAGACTGCTATTGTGCAATACGATAAGGACGCCGATAGCGTGACGTGGACTATCAGCGACATCACAGGCTTTTCAGGCAAGGTCAAAAAGATTTACGGCACAGATTACGAGAAGCTGCGCGGGCATGTCTTTACGCACTTGCCACCAGTCAAGAGCGTCGAGCGTACCAGGCGCTACAGCGGCAACATGTACGTGGTGCGCGGCAATGACGACGAGGTAGTCACTAGCGGCGTCAACGTCACGCTTGCCGACACTGACCGCACCTATGAGACAGGCACCAAGTTCCGCGTTAGCGGCTTTGTAGAGTTCCAGGTTTCGCCTGACGCAAGCTTCGACTTCAATATGCCAGAGTCGCGCGTTCACGTGGAGGTAGAGATTATGCTGCAAGTGGGCAACCGATACTACCAGCCTGAAAGCTGGACGACAGATAGTTCGGACCGCTATGTCATTGATGTCTCTAGCTTCGACCGCGCCAACGGTACCAACCTGAACACCAGCTACAGCTTTATAACTGACGAGCTACCGGCTGAGCTGACAGCTTTGGATTGTACGGCTGTAGTAAAGTTCTTCAACGAAGAGACGCCTGCGGTCAACGTTACCAGCAGCTACACAAGCGAAGACTTCTTCATAGACTTCGGCGTCGAGATAGTGGATGGCACCGGCACCAACGGCGACCTGATTACCTACCGCGCTACGCACACCAGCGACAACGTGCTCGTAGTAGATCAGGGCGAAATTCTCTTTGGCGATAACGTCAGCTACAGCGCCCAGGGCAAGCTTAGGCACATCGTGCCACTAGTGGAGAACGAATGGAAGAGCAGCCAAACAGCTGGCCCGCTACCTATCCACAGGCTCGGCGTTGAGGAAGCTTTAAGCCGACAGAAGTTTGCTACTAAGATTCATCGCGGTACGCTGACCAAGACGATAGAGATGTACATGACGCTGGTAGACGACAGCGAATACTACGTGCCGTTCCAGATGAGCACGAACATGAATCGCCGCGAGACTACAGTAGAGCGCTATAAGATTGCTTACGATAACAGCGGCATAACTAGCGCTGACGATCCACCGCGCTCCGATGGCGTGCTACGCGACGGCGTGCTGGACCTCATCAACAGCAGCGCGCTCACCGTTACGCAGCAGGTGCAACAGCCTAAACTTTCCGCTGGCGGCTTTCCGGATGACTTCACCAGCGGGCGAGCTATGCAGCAAAGCAGTAACGTCGGCCCATTGTTTCACCGCATCAAGCTAGTGGAGCACAGCGGTGGCGCTATCCATGAGATACTTACCGAGCATCAGACGTATATGTACATGAACACCTACGTTGATACAGCTAACGGCACAGGCAACATCAGGCTTCCGAAGGTGGCTGAAAACGAAGGCCGCATGTTTCGCTTCAAGAGCGATGGCACCATTTCAGCGACCAAAAATTACCGCATCGGCTTACAACCCGACGAGCAGACCGCAGGCGTGCGCATCGACGGGCAAACTACGTTTGCAATGGATCGCGACTATGACGGCATTGCTGTCGTCTGCTATGATGGCCAGTGGTACGTCATTCAACGCAAGTCAAAGTGAGGGACATCAAGCGCATCATTCTTCACTGCAGCGCCACGCCTCCAGGCATGGACATCGGAGCGGACACTATTCGCGAGTGGCACTTATCGCGCGGCTGGAGCGACATAGGCTACCACTACGTTATTAGGCTCGACGGCGTCATCGAGACCGGCCGCCCGCTTAATGTTATGGGCGCTCACGTGCGCGGCCACAACCGCAACAGCATCGGCATATGTTACATCGGAGGCGTTGACTACAAAGAGCGACCGCAAGACACAATGAACGGCCGCCAGCGCGACACGTTCACGCGCCTGGTGCATGCGCTATGCATCACACTGAACCGCCCACTTGCTATCCATGGACACAACGAATTCAGCTCCAAAGCTTGCCCGTCTTTTGCGGTCGCTGATAAGTTCGAAGAGCTCCGACACTGGAGCCTCAGCTATCAACGACGCTTTGGAGACCAAAGGCCGACTCAGGCGCTGGAGTGCACGCAACACTGTGCCGGGTCTCCTTGCCCTTGCTGCAGCGGAGAGTGTCATAGCTGAGGGCATTAGCTGGCCAGCTGTCGCCCTTTCTGCCGTCTGTATTTTACCTTTATGTATGAGTATCCTCCTACAAAAAAAGACCGACCCCACTTGACTAGGGCCGGTCTCACTAAACCAAAAAACAAAGCGCTCTAACCTCTTAGAGCAGATCAAATATAAGCTATGAGCTCAGAACATGACTACATCTACGCGACGTTTGCTTTCCTCGCGTGGGAGCTTGCTCGCTGGCAAGATGTCATCGACTGGGCTGTAGGCATAGCTGGCGCGCTTTCGCTCATAGCTCTCAACGTTATCCGCATCCACAAAACTCTTTCTAACAAGAGCGACGTGGAAAAGTAGAAGCTTCCGCTTTTTGCATTTGCTGTGAATCGTGCGCATAATTGTCGCTCACAAATTCACAACACATGGAATACAAGCTAAGTGACGATTTCACTGCGAAGCCAGAGCGCACCAACTTCTGGCGCAAGTTTGACGGTCGCAACCAGTTTCGCGTTATCAGCGACAACTTCATTCAAGTATTTAGCCAATGGGTTAACCGGCCCGACGGCAAAGGCTACTCGCGCATGTGGCCATTCGACGCCGATCGCCCAGAGCTTGACGGCCTCGAAACTTGGGAAGCTGGCACGCCAGCGCGTAAGGTGGTGTTTTGCGTAAGCCCCGTAGAAGGGCATGACGGAGGCGCTCCCGCTGTGCTGGTAGTCAACCAGCAAGTAGCCAAGCAGATGCTTGCTCTCGCTACTGAGCTCCAGGGCTTGACGGTTGCGGACTTTATCATTATCGCTGACGGCCGCGGCACGAACAAGACGTTCACCGTTATGGCTGCCAAGCCTTCGCCGCTTAACCCTGAGCTGCATGAGCTTGGGGCGCGTTATGACTTACTCGCTGACCTATGATCAGCGAGCAGCGTAGCGCTGTACATCGTCTCGCTCAGCGCTTAAGCTTTGTGCGTACAGACTTGGACAAGGCAGCTATCCGCAGACACGCTGAAGGCATCTTCAACATTGCTCACCGCAATGAGAACCAGCTCAGCGCGAAGATTATGACGCGGCGCACGATTCAGCGATGCCCGCAGCGCATGCTTTGGGTGCGCGAGCGCCACGACTGGAAACTCATTCAAGATGACTGCAAGCTCATCGTTGAAATCCTCGAGGGGCTCGGCGAGCCAGCTTGAACTATACTTCATGCCGAAGGGCGCTGAGGTGCATGAGTTTTACCTGGTTCAGCCGGGTGGCTTACGCCCTCAGCGCCACGGCTACCACCTCATCGGCGAGTTGCTTGATGAAGACGAAATGAATGACTTTATAAGCTATGCAGAAGGAAGCTTTACAGGAACATTGCGCATCAGCCAAGTGCGATACAGCTGGGCCAATTGGAAGCGATATGAGCGCCCGA